TCAGCAAAATCAAACATTATCGGCGTGTCTTTTCCAGATTCGACAAACTTGACGGACGTTATCTGGGCTTCCTCTACTTCGTCAGTGCTCTAATCTGGCTTCGCTGAAATGTCAACACAACCTAGTCATCGTGAAGGCAATGACGTCCTCATCCAGCGCCTTGGCAATGCCGGTGACAGCCGCACTCCCCGTGACGCTGATCAGCAGCCGACCGTCGGGGGCAAAGGCCAGCCCGTCGATATCCTCGGCATCTGTCGTTAGCTCAACGTCAGAGCCGTCAAAATACCAACTAAAACTGCCCGCTGTTGTATCGCCGGTGCTGGTGGGTGTGAAGCGGACAATATCTGAGTCGTCGATCTTGCCAACTGTGGGCAAGGTGGCCGTCGTATCGACACTCAACAGCACATCACCGTTGGCCAAGATCTCGAAAGCGTTGATGTCGGTCCCGCCCAGGCCGATGTCGGAGCCATCGATATACATCTCCCAGGTACCGGTTAGCGGATCATGGCGGAGAATATCCTCGTCGGCAAACGCGATGCCGCCAACCGTGCCGCCGCTATTGGAACTGACATAGACCCATTGCGTGATTGCGGCGGTCGCGGTGCTAGTTATCGTAAGGCCGCTTATCACGACAACCGCGATCACGACGACGAGCGCACCCAACAAGGGTGCCCACTTGCGACCGCCCGATCGTCCACTCGATGTACTGCTATTCCACCGGCCGAAGAATTCGGATGCAGACATGAGACAAACCCCCTGAATTGTTCTGGTACGGGACACGAAGACTGCGCAGCCATCGCGAGGAAACGCTTAGCCCAAAACACACAGCACAAGATCAACTGGAACCATCACGGCGCGCAACCACGCCTGCACAGTAGTATAAGAGGAAATAGGATTTGCCTCAATGGAACATAAGTCATGGATACTGGGTGACATTCATCACCAGCGATCGGCGAGGTAGCAGCGTTCGTGCTGAGAAGAAAGCAGTATCAGGAGTAAAAAGGGGAAATATCGACCTTGCTGCGCCTGTTCAGCTTGTCTCCATTCTGGGCGGGACCATTGCCTTGGTGCTCGCTATCCTGCAGATTGTTGAGACCTACCTCGATACCGGTGAGAAGCTCCGCCAACGACGGCTTGAATGGAAACAGAAGGCACCAGACAAGATGAGGCGGGTTAAATGAGTCTGTGGTTTTGACTTACTCTTCTTCATCGGATGTGTCCACTACCCCTGACACTCTCAGCAGGGCCCGTACCTGCCCACTTCTCAATGCGGCCGCCGCCTCTCCGCGATCGACTCCTCCATCCCCAGCATCTGCTCAATCTTCCGCAGCTCCGTAATAATCGCCCGCCGCCGCTCCCGCAAATACGCCACCATCTCCTCCCTGCCGAAATCGTAGAGACGGGCCGGCGGTCCGTCTAGATCGACCAGCGGCCCGCCTCTCTCGTCGCCGCATTCTGCCGCTACGCTTGCCGCGTCCGGTTCCCTCATTTCAACAGGTCCTCAATCTCATCGTCGAAGAATCCGACCACCCTGTCGGCCTCATCCTCCGCCACCTTCTCATCCGTCAGCCAGCCCCGCCGCGCATGGAACGACGCCTGCCGCTCGGCCGACTGCACAAACGGTCCATAGCTCGCGTTGTTGCCCACGACACCCTCCTTGCCGTCTGCACTTACCTCATGCGTCCACCGGCGGCCGAGCGTCTCCGAGGTCGGCCAGGCCCGGCCGGTCCGCGTCCGCGTCCCAAAGCCGCGCTCATACCACGAATACCCGTTCGACGGCGAGTTGGCACTCGACGACGGCGGGTACACCGCGATCTTGTCATGCAGATGCGCCACCGCCTTCGTCATCGGCCGCCGGAACGCTCCCGGCCGGCCGACCTTCTCCAGTTTGGCCATCACCTTATCCAGCCCGCGCACCTGTACCCTGGCCATCCTACTCCTCTGACCGCCAATCGAATGGCGGGAGTGTCAACGGCACTTCGTTGCCGTTTTCGTCCGTTGTAAACAGGTCGCCCTGCCATTCGCCCAGCTCGACGGCGATGATCAGATCCGCCTGCGCCCGGCCGATGCCCCACGCCTCCATCAGGCGCTGAACGGCCGCGTCTCTATCCGTCCTGGCCAACTCGATTATCTCAACCATCCTATCCTCTCAAACAGTGTGTCGAACGCTGCCGCGATGGGCTCAAAGTCGGCCGCCGCCCATTGTCTGGCCCCGTAAAGCGGATCCGTGCGCTCGGCCGCAATGCTGGCCAGCAACCGCGAGTCGCCGGACCGAACGGCGATGTACTGCGCATACGACCTCGCCCACACCTCTTCCGGGCTGAGCAAGTACTCCAGATACCCCCTGTTCGGATACGACACCATGCCGCCTAGCTCCACACCATGATCATAGGGCTTTTCCCACTGCTCGACCAGCCGGCGAATGGCCCGGCTCTGTCCAGCCGCCTCACGCCAAACCGCCGTAGCCACATCGTCTCTAGACGCCATCATGGTCGTGCTCGAAACGCCCATGTGGTCCAGGAAGTGACCGATCTCATGGACAAGCGTCAGATCAAGATCGCGGCCGACCAACCGACTTTCGTTGGTGATATCAATGCGCGGTCCGCCGTTCTTCGTCCGGGTGAAGTAAGTCCCAAATGTTCCCGGTGACAACTTTCGCGTGTGAATGGCCGTCGAGGGCAGTTGGCCATCACCATGCGTTGCGTCGATGACTCCCACAACATGCTCATACATCGCCCGGTTCTTGCTCTTGGGCGGAATCCGGAGCGCGCTTCCCACCGGCGTGCCCGCCGGCACCAGCTTGCGCCGTTCAGCCACCGGCGCCGGCTCCTGCTCCGGAATTGCCACCGGCTCGGCCGCCACAACACTCGGCCGCACCACATCTTCAATCACCGGTGTCACCCAGCACCGGCAGCGCGGATGCGCCGGCGGCCCGCTAATGCCACCTTCAAACTCCTCATCCAGCCCGACGACCTGCCCGGCCAACGGCCCACATATCGGACATACCAGCTCGTCGGCATTCGTCCGCCAGCGCCGCTTCTCAATGACCCCGCTGGCCTTCCACGCCTCCCGGTTCCCCTCAGCAAACGCTCTGGTCACTTCCGTGACGGCGATGAGCTGAGCACGGTCAGGCGCGAACAGCCCGCCCTCCGACAAGCGGCCGATGAGCGTTCCAATCGTCTCGCTGTTGCGCACATACTCCGCCACCTCGAGCGCGATCCGGTCCCGCGTCGTGGCAATAATGCCCCGCACCAGGTCATATCCGTACCGCAACGCCCACTCCGCGGCCGCATTGTTGGCCAGCTCCCAGGCGCCCACGTCCAGAGCCTTGCGGACCCCGAACACATCCCGTTCAACCTGCTCGCGGCCGAACGCCGACCCCGCCAGCGCCACCGCCTGAAGCTGGGCCACAATGGCGTCCTGAAACGGCCGTGTAATCGCCTCATCGTTCAGGCGAGTCGTCAGCTCGTGGACGTTCTCATCCGTGATGCCCCGCACCAGATCCCGGCGCAGTTTGTCAAGCGCCCGAGCCGCTGCCTGTTCAAAGTCCCGCTCATACCGGCGCATCGCCCGGCCGTCGGGGTTACGGATAGCTTTCGTCTGACCAATCTCGAAAGGGCGCATCCGCGCCGGCGGCGTCCTCCAGTCCCAGCAGCGCCCGCTTCTCGGCCGTCGACAGAATCACGCTCTCAAACTGGTCCGGATCCGGGTTCGTGCGCTTCCTGGCCCAGCGCATGAACCGCCGCGTCTCCTCGATGCGTTCACCGTCCTCCGGCCCGGCCGGGTCGGAGGAGATTTCTCCGGTGAATGGCAATAACTGTGGTGGCGTTTCCGCCTTAGGTTCCCGCAGCTCAATCCCCTCCGGCAAATCATACCCCAGCACCGCCAGGGCCATCTCGAGCGACATGCCTGCGTCCACCAATAGTTTCAGGCTGTTAGCCCGCTGCGTCTCGTCCTCCTGCATCACAGCCAGCTCATCCGGCTTGAACGCCAGGCGCAACCCCATCGGCCCCAGCAGCTGCCGGTTAATCACGGCCGCCAGCCACCGGCATTCCGGCGCGATCGTGTCCTGAATAAAGCTCAGGTCGTCGCCCTGCTTGGTCGCATAGTTGGCTGCATTGGCCGTCACCTTCGACTGCGGCACGCCCATCGCCGTGCAGATCGCCTCCCGCTGCTCGGCCGTCAGTGCGCTGTTCTGCAATTCGCTGACACCTTCACCAATGGTCAACGTATCAAAATCCCCGCGCACCACCTCGGTCGAGAAGGCATTCTTGATGCCCTGAAAGATGCGGGCCCACCAT